AAACATAACTTTGAATTTTTATTTTTACTTTCTCAATAAATTCTTGAGGAGATTCTTTTTTTAAAAAAGAAATTTTTTTGTTTATGCTTCATATGCTTCGTGTATGTATATAGTGAGGAAAACAAAAAAGTTGCTATTATGGGGGCTAAAGAGGACAGCGAGCCTATATGGGAAAATTTTTTTTCTGTTTGGGAGAATATGTAAAACGACTTGACCTGACGAAATGAGGAATGATAAAGTGAGGAATATTTTTGAAAGTCAAAAATTAAGTGGAATGAGGGAAATCCTTATTTGACAAGTGCCTTATCAATATGTATAATATAAGCAAGTCAAGCGATTGACGAATATATAAATATTATTTATGAAAGGAATTGATTTAAAATGACAGTTGCGGAAATAGTTACAAATGAAATAATAGAAAAGTTAAAGCAGGGTGAGGTTGCTTGGCACAAGTCTTGGTCTTGTAACCCTCCTATTAATTATGTAACCCGAAAAGAGTACCGAGGAATTAATAGACTACTTTTGGGCGGTGGTGAGTATCTTACATTTAAACAGATACAAAATATAAAGGGAGCAAAATTACACAAGGGTGCAAAAAGTCATATAGTAGTCTATTATCAATCGTCAAAAGTTGTTGAAGATGAAGAAAATGAGGGCGAGTCAAAAGTATCGCATATGGTATTAAGATATTACAGAGTGTTTAATATAAATGATGTTGAGGGAGTAGAAAGCAAGAGAAAACACGCAACAAATGACAACATATTTAAAATAGATACTTGCGAAAATGTAGTAAATGATTATGTAAATAATTATAATGTGTCTATCAGTCACGATAATGAGGATAGTGCTTACTTTATTCCTGATTGTGATAAGGTAAACGTGCCACCTATGGAGCAGTTTGATAGTGCCGAGGAGTATTACTCTACATTATTCCACGAACTTGTTCATAGTACAGGAAGTAAGTCAAGATTAAATAGAGAAATGGGAGGAAAGTTTGGAAGTAAGTCTTATGCAAGAGAGGAGCTTGTCGCTGAAATAGGAAGTGCTATTTTATGTAGTATGTTAAACATAAGTGAAAAAACTTTTGATAATTCAAGTGCATATATTCAAGGTTGGTTAAAAGCACTTGAGAATGATACGCACTTAATTTTATATGCAAGTGCTAAAGCTGAAAAAGCAGTACAGATGATATACCCAAATAGTGAGGAGTTGGATAGTGTAGCGTAAGCTACACATTCCCTCTCAAGTGAGGAATATCATCATTTGACAATGGTTAAAGAGTTTGCTATAATGTAAGCATAGACAAGCGGAAAGGACAAGCGGAAAGGAAGTGAATAAAAAATGGTAACAGTCGGACTATTAATGTTCGGAATAGGTGTTGGAATATGCACCGCACTAAAAGCAATGTAAAAACAAAGTATTAATTATGAATGGAGGACTATTTATGAGCGAGATTTTTATGGTAAGAAGTGGACTAACTAAAAAGGTAAATGACAAGACTACACTTGAAGTAACCTTTGATTATGAGGACGGCAAGAATTGGAATTGCCAAAAAGGTTATTATGTAAGCACCACATTTATGAGTATTGAGGATTGTGGTAATGGTATTGTTTGCAAAAACTATGCACCTCATACAGACTGTAAAACAATGTGCATTAAAACAGTAAAACGCAAGTCACAAAAGGCTATGAGGGAGTGTAAAGACCTTATAAAAAATGCAGTTGTGGACTTGTTAAAAGCATACGGAGCAAAGGCTTACGCCGATACCCTTGAAAGTGATGTAATGGAAAAGATTGATAAGGCGGTACAAGGCTTATAAAAAGCCTTGTTAAGCCTTTAGGTATATAAATATATAGGTAACGGCTTTAAAGCCGTATAAAACGATAGAATGGAGCGATTAAAAATGACTGAGTTACAAAAAAGAGTAAGAATATTAATAGAGCAGAGCGAATACGAAAAAGCAACCGAGGTATTCCTGTTTGAAACAGGAACAAAAGTAAGTATTAACTATAAAGGTTATTTCATTAACCCTCTTTGGAATGAGGACACACCTCGTCCAAAATACAGTGTATGTGTATCGAGGGGAAGAAGTCATTTCTTTATCACATTTTGGGGAAACCTAAAGGGAGATGAGGTCACGCCTTATGATGTTTTGGCTTGCCTACAAAAATACCCTTGTGATGACTATGAGGATTTCTGTAATGATTATGGCTTTGATATTTATGATGATTTTGAGGGCGGTTATAATAAGCAGTCACGCAAGGTATGGAAAGCGTGTGTAAATGAGTATGCAAAAGTTGAAAGGCTATTCAGCGAGGAAGAACTTGACGCACTAAGAGAGATTGCTTAGAGGGTAAACAATGACAATATTATTAATAATTTTAATCAGTAAAATTTTGAAAGGAGCAATAAAAAAATGAGCGATAAATTAATTGAGGGAGAAGTATTAAGTCCTATAATCGAAGGACTTATTAAAGAACTTGAGGAAGGCAAAAAAGATATTTTTGATATGATTGATGAGTATATCAAGGCTAAAGCAAAGATTGACGAGGAGTTGGACTTGTCGGAAATGGTGTTAGATTTCTATAATGCAAATAAAGAACAATATGGAGGACAGCTATAATGACTTTTAAACGTGGTGATATAATAAGAACAATAACAAAAAGTGGGTATATGAGGGAAGGGGTGATTGTTTCAAACAGTTGGAATAATGTAAATAATCACTTTGTGAATGTTGTTTACTTTGGTGTGAACAACAGAGATTACCCAATGCACATACCAATTACAGAGGAGAACGTGGTAAGTCTTGACGGTGAATTTTTATTTAAAAATCAAGTCGTCAGATGTGAAACTTTGACAGTGCTTTCAAAGAACAATATTGAGGAGAAACTCGGCTTTATTACTAAAGACTTTGAAAAGCAAATTAATAAAGGTATCGCAATACAACTCGGACTATGCGAGTTCCACGATTGTGAGGAAATTACAGAAGAATACCTAAAGCAATATAATATGATATAATATAACTAATACTAAATACTAAAAGGAAGTGCAAGAATGAGTAAAATATTAATAGGTAAATCCGAAAATGGTAAAAGCATAGTGCTTAACAGTAATATGCTATGCCGTCACGGAGTAATCGGAGGAGCGACTGGCACAGGTAAAACTGTAACGCTAAGGGTTATTATTGAGGGTTTATCTCAACAAGGTATACCCTGCTTTATCTCGGATATGAAAGGCGACCTAAGTGGTATAGCGAGGAAAGGAAGTAATCAAGAATTTAAACGTAAAGCAAAAGCAATGAAAATAGATGACTTTGCTTTTGAGGCTTTTCCTTGTGCCTTTTGGGATATATTCAAAGAGAGCGGAATGAGTATAAAAACGACAGTCGAGGAAGTTGGAGTTCCTTTGTTGTCAAGAATGTTAAAACTCACAAACATACAAAGCGGAGTTTTAAACATTATCTTTAAAGTCGCACAAGATGAAAACTTTAAACTTCATACTTTATCCGACTTACGAAAAGTGATAAAATACGTTGTGAATAACAAAGAAGATTTATCCGAGGACTACGGAAATATTCATTCTTCATCTGTAAGTTCTATTATAAGAGCCTTACTGGGATTGGAGCAACAGAGGGGTGAAAGTCTTTTCGGTGATGAGCCTTTTAATTTGCAATACCTTATGTGCAGGGACGATAGAGGACAGGGAGTAGTAAGTATATTAGACTGCGTAAAACTGATAAGAGAACCACTGTTATATAGCACGTTTATTATATGGCTACTGAATAAGCTATATAATGAATTGGAGGAAGTGGGTGATTGTGATAAACCTAAACTTTGTTTATTCTTTGATGAAAGTCACCTGATTTTTGAGGGACTGCCTAAAAGTGTTACGCAAAAAATAACACAAATTGTAAAGTTGATACGTTCAAAGGGTGTCGGTGTGTACTTTATATCTCAAAATGTTACAGATATTCCCGACAGTATTTTAAACCAACTTTCAAACAGAATACAACACGCAGTGAGGGCTTACACTAAAAAGGAATTAAGTAATCTAAAGGCAACGGCTCAAACATTCAGACAAAACCCAAACTTAGATATTGAGGAATGTCTATATAATATGGGAGTAGGTCAAGCAGTAATATCCTGCTTAAATAGTAAAGGTATACCGCAACAAGCCGAAAAGACTTTTATTTTACCGCCGAAAAGCGACTTGGTGGTATTAAATAATAGTGAACGGATTGACTATGATTTAACACTTTGTGGTATCTTTTTTAGGGGGTGTAAACCGCTTAAAAGTACAATAATATATAATGACGTGCCAACGGCACAAAAGCCACTTCAAGAGCCAAAAAACAAGCCAAAAAGGGAAAATGCAAAGATTAATAATACAAAAATATTAAATAATGTAGCTAACAGTATTTTTAATACAATATTCAGATAAAGTGAGGAATTTGCTCATTTGCCAAATTTCTGATATATGATATAATAATAGTGCAGTCGGAAAGATTGTGAAAAAAAATTATTTATGAAAGGGTGTTTATTATGAGTTTAAAAGTTATATGTGAGTTCGGTGACTTTGAGCCGTGGGGAGGAGCAGTGGATTTCTATAATGAAATTCGTGATAATGGCAAACTTGATGATTTAGAGTTTATATTGGAGGACTTGTACCCTGACGGTTGCACAGACACTAATATAAATGACCTGCTTGCCTTTGACGAGGACACAGTAAGAGAATGGCTTGACTTACCGTCAGAGGAAATGCGTGAACAAAAGATAAGAGAGGAAGCATTTGATTGGTGGTATGAACATAAAAAAGAATATGCAGACACTAAGAATGTAACAGCGATTGAGGAATATTGTGATAGTATCGATTGCTTGAAGGACTGTCCTTATTGTTTCCACGTTACAGAGTTTGAGGACTGTACGGACTATGCTTTAGCTGAAAAAGAGGGGCTATCAGAAGATGATATTGTTGAGTTATACAAGAAAGAGAACGGATTGGATAGCGAATAGAGGATTTTCCTCTATTTGCACTTCTTTTAAACATATGCTATAATATAAATGTAGTCAAGAGATGACGACAAAAGATTAAATATGAAAGGACTTGAAAAAATGTTAGATGAAAAAAGTATCTGTAAGGCAGTAAGGGAATATGACCTTATTAAAAAACGTGGCAACTTCCCAGCCATTTATTTAGATTGTGAGGAAGGAAAGGCTTGGTGTGTAGAATACACCGACTGCAACAGTTATACACAATACGAGGAAGAAAGTATTATATCTCTGACAGGTTATATAAATAACAAGTCACAAGAGTTACACGACATCAATTATATCAGCTTGTCAGGTGCGAGGGCAATACGTTATGCAAGAATGGCAATCAAAGAATATATGAAGAAAAAGGAGGACTAATTATGAAAGCAGAAACAGTTTTAAAATATCTTGAAGAAAATGATTTAGAGGGACTTCGTTTCCGTGTTAAAAGCGAAATGTATAAAAACGGTTTATCTGTTACAGGCAAACAGAGGTTATCAGCTATGAAGAAATATGCAGAAACACCTACACGGTATACAAAACCTTTATCACGACAACATCTTGAAAGACCAAAATTACTTGAATACAAAGATGAGGAATACTACTCATTTCTTAACGGCATTTCTATTGTACTTACAAAAGAACAACCGAATGGTATACCTCCCCAAGATGAGGAAAGACCTTATCCTAATGTAGTCGGTATTATGAGTGACTTTGATAAGTTCGAATATATCGGAAAGTTCAACTTTGCACAACATAAAGTTGAGGCTAAGTTAAAGGGGTACAAGTTTTTGAAAAAAGCAATATTGCAAGCAGATAATACAACAGTATTTTCAAAATTTGAGGAAACTTACATCAATACGGCTTTACTTGATATATCACTATCTATATTAAATGACGGCGAAGATTTTGAGGTTTATATGGATAAGGATAAGAAAGATACTTGCGGTATATTCTTTAAGAATAGATATGGTTATGCTTATGTATTACCTGTTCGTAAAAATACAGACAGTGAGGAAAACAAAGTAATTAAAGCAACTATAAAATAATAACTTGGGCGGTATAAACCGCCCTTTATTTTTACCTTGAAGTGAGGAAATTCCTTATTTGACAATGCTTAAAATGTATGCTATAATATATTTGTAAGTTAAAGATAGATACGAAATACGAAAGGAATGATAGAAAATGACAGAGTTAAAGATTTATAAGGTATACTTGGAAGATAATGATAGCTGTTTTAGTACCCTTATACCTGCTGAAAATGAACAGGAAGTAGCTAAACAGGTAGAGGGCAACGGCGAAATAATAGCTATTAAAGATGTATCAGATACATCAAGAATTGATACTGACACTGTATATGATATATTGAGGAATGGCAACAAGAAAGTCAATGCAATTACTGAAAAGCAAATTAACTTGTTTGTCAGAGTGCTTTATAAAGTAGGAATTTTGAGGTAGGTGATATTATGGAATTTCAATTACATCTGTATTGGCGAGATAAAAATTGGGTGAAAAGAGGGTATGCTCTTAATCTAAATGTTGCAGTGGATTTCAGAAGAAAAATATTTATGACATTTGAGAACCCACGTTATGACTATGTAAATTCTAATAGTCTTGAGGTGGTACGCAAACAAGACATTAGAGATTATATTCATTTTTTGAAAAGGGAAGGATTTGAGGAAGTTGATGAATTTTGAAGAATTTTATATATGGATAAAAACAATTTAAGTCTTACTTCTACAAGTTTAAGACTTATTCAAAATATCCCTGACTTTGCTGAAACACATCAGCTTGGTATTGAGGATTTGTATGACTTGTTGGGCGGTGTAATAATGCCTGAAGAAATTGATAGATTAAGAATGGAGGAATAAAAAATGGAATTATTTATGTTTAGGAGAGATGAAGACGACAGAGATTGTTGTAGTTACATTGACGCAGAGTACAGAGAGGGTGTTCTACATCTTAATATTTGCGGTGCTTGTTTCTATGGTAATTCAATTCACGGACTTCCTAACTATGACACCGTAGAAACAGTGCTTACCGAGGAAGAATACAATGCAATAAGCGATTATATAAGAGTATCAAAGGGTATACTAAGTAACTTTGAACATTTAGTAAAAAACTCAAAGCCGATAGTTGAGCAAGCTATTAAGAAGTTACAAAGTGACGAGGGCAAAGAGTTTTTTGAAAAGATTGCCACTGACGAAATGGAATATTTGAAAGAACAATGGAACTTGTCAGATAAAGATATTGAGGATATATTTGACGCATACCCTTATGAATATAAAGACAGAGCCGTTGTGGGAATGGTATATGAGGACTATTATGAATTGGGCGAAAATGAGGCGTGGGGTTTAGGTTACATCACACAAAGTGCAAGTGAAATAATGAGCAGATATTTTAACTATGAAAAGTTTGGCGAGGATTTAGCAGAAGAAAATGATAGGTACGTTGAGTTAGATGACGGACGTATTGTTTATCTAATGATGTAAAAGGAGGATAAATAAAATGAAAGAAGTAACAAGATACTATTTGGTAAGTACAAACGCA